TGTCTCCAGGATTATACGACCCTCGTCCTCCTGCCGTAGCAGCATTACAAGTAGTTCCCCCGGCGCCGTATTTACCAACTCCACCCGCTCCGCCACCCCCTCCTTGGCCGATGTTCTGCAACCAAGTGCCATCCATGCCGTCTGTACCAAGCGTTCCAGGACCTGTTGCAGTGGGTACACCAGCTTGTCCACCTGGTGCTCCACCTCCGGCAATTGTGCGATTGCCTATACCGCCGTCGCCACCATCGGCTAAAGTGGGGACTGTAAGAGAGTTCGACTGGACCCTCTTACCACCTTTACCTCCACTAGCTTGACACGTATCGCCATTGAAAGATGAATATCCTCCATCGCCGCCATCGGTGGTAAGCCCAACATTGTCTGTATGATCATTCCCCGGAGGACCACCCACACCAACGACAACCGGACAGCTTGCTGGTAAAGCAGATAGTAGACCTTGAACTCGATGAAGACCTCCACCTCCACCTGCTCCACCATAGCTCCTGACTTGTGTACCTGTATTTGCAGTGTTGATTCCTCCAGCCATCCCACCACCAGCGCCAATACAAATTACATCAAAATTGGTATAACCCATGTTCCTGTATTTCAAGACATCGAATACTTGATTGGCATTAAACTTGATTACCAATGGATCAGGTACAATTAAACTTCCAGCGAGTTCAAATCTCATAACAACGCTTCTCTTAATTGCGCTTGAAATATTGTAGAAACATTAAGTGCTCCTCCAGAGCCTTGATAACCACGAAGCGTTAGCCAATCTCCAACACGAAGAATTTTTTGCGGCATACTAACAAAGTGATTAGTATTTTGCGTAGGACTAGGCGCAGATACAACAGATGTAAAGGGCGTACCATTAATAGAAATTTGACCCATTCGCAGACCAGTAGGATTTGCTGCCCAACCAAACATTGCCGTAATATCCCAAATACCAGCAACTGGAATCATACAATTACCATTCATTAACATACCAAACGGATCTGAAACTACGGCATCGAATGGAATATCAATTCCCGTATTATTTGGTGCTGACAAAACACCATTTCTCTGCAACCAGCAAGCCATTCGTTTTTGAGCTGGTCCACCTTCTTTGACTGTTGATCTCATCAGGCCACCGCCAAATTTACTTGATGCTGCGATTCCAAAGTGTCAAATATTGCTAAAATATCGTTTGCACTCATTGCTTCCACATGATCACCAGCATTCTTCGGCGAGCGAGCAAGAGTTTGCGAGCCTTTAGCATAAAGGGCTAGAATTTGTTCGGGTGTAAGAACATAATCACATATAAAAACCCCATCGATTGAACCCATCATATAACCAGTTGCACTTGTCCAAATACCGACACGAAATCCACTAGCTCCCACTGCTGCGATAGCAAGCAAAGTAGCTGATGTTGCGATAAGTTTCCCATCGCAATAGAGTTTACGTTTCAAACCATCCGGAGCCGCATTATCAATCACCATCACAGCAAAATGCCATTGTCCATCTGTAACATAACATTGTGTATTGATTGCATCAGTTACATTACTGTGCCCAATACATCCAGGAGCAGTTGCACTACCAGCCCAGAGAATCTCTCCATTCCCCAAAGCAATAATCGAGTTTGTTGCACCTGCTGCACCTTGCAAAGTCTTGAACCAGGCGCCATACGATCTAGTTGCCGTACCAATTGGCAATCCAGTATCGCTCGAAGACAAATATTGTGATGTACCATTGAATGCCATCGCATTGCCCGCACTACCATCTACTCCGGCAATATTTACTGCGCCACCATTATTAACCAATGGAACATTTCCCGAACCTTCATCTGCTAATGAACCTGCGGAGAAATTATGCAAACGTAGAGGTGGTGTTGGAAAATCAGCAACAACCAAGGCTGCTCCACGCCGACGACGGCGAACATTGAGGGATGCTCTGGTTGGAATTGCACCTAATGTATGAGAAATCTTAGTACAATAAAGATTACGAATTTGATCTTCAATTAAAACATCGGCAGTAATAAATGCCTCGTCAATTCGTCCAAAGAAAGGAAGATTGGCTATTGTACTTGCATCAGCTGCACCTGCGCCAATATTCAAAGGGGCAGTGGATTGAAAAATTGTTCCATGAACCGAAACTGTTCCTTCTAAAGTTCCATCACAATAAAGTCTTACCAAATCTCCATCAAACGTTATAACACCAAAATGCCAGCGGTTATCACAAACATCAGTCATCCCAGTAGGAGTTACAAAATTTACACCATCAATGGTAATTCCACCTAGAAGTGTTCCACTAGCATTAAGTGTAAACGCATAAAGACTTGAAGTACTTCGTTTAGTAATAATAAATTGATTCGTTCGACTTGCTGTTCTAAACCAAGCACCCCATGATCCAGTTTTAATTCGAAATGGATCAGCTGCACCTGTATCTGAAATATAAAGAGCTTGTGTCGTTAATCCAGCAAATTGAGCCGCTGTATTAGGATCGCCGGTAATCCCGGCAGCAAAGGGAACTGCACCTTTATTCAACAAATTACGACCGTTACCACTCACATCGTTCAAATCAGAAAGATTCCATAGACCAACTGGTGCACTAAGTCCAATATTGGCAAAATCAGCTGCGCTCAATTGTCGTCCAGCTCGAATTTGATTGATAATACCCACATCGAGCACTGGTCTTGCCGAAATGACTGAAAGATCCGATCCAATTGGACCCTGAGGACCAGGAGGCCCAATCACTGGACCGGCGTTGATCTGTGTGCCATCTTTTTTAGTCAGAATCAAATTACCGTTACCATCGACATCACCATCGACAACCGAAGCAGCTTCGATTGCCAGCATCCGATCGGCAGTAAGACCGGTAACTGTAGCCATTTCACCTCCTAGCCATAGTTTGTCGAAGAAATCTGATAGGTAGTTGCGTCCAAATATTCGGCATCAGCATCATCAATCTGGAACGTAGTTTGATTGAGCATTGTAATATAAGTGTTCGACTCATCGATAGCCGTCCAAGTGCCATCGTGATTATCGACAATAATCAGAGCACCCAAATATCCAAACAAAGCAGCAATTTCTTGAATAGAAGGGAGTCGAGGACTACTTACATCCGTACCGTAGAGCATGTTTTCTAAAATTTCAAGAAGATCTGCTGGAATTTCTGTCGAATCGATCGAAATGTGAACTGTCGGTCTAAAATTTTGAATCTTAGGCGGTGTTCCGGTCAATGTCCAAGCAAATTCGATCGGTTGAGCGCCAGAATCCTTCAAAGTTTCAAAAGTAACGCTGTCTGGATTGGCAAGAACATTGTACAAAAGATGAATTTTGTAACCAAATTCCATTCCTTCAACATCATTACCAATTTTTGTTCGATAAGACAGATTGAAACTCTTTGCTGGTTGATTATAATAAGCTAATCCTGGAGCAACAGGCGCAATTCCACAAACAGAATCAAATTCGTCGGGATAGGTAAATGCTTTTAGTTTACCTGTAAAATCTCCAGGAATTAAAGTCTCTAAATATTTGACTCCATCGAGATAAAACGTTTTCAATTCAGAAGATGAATCATCCTCTATTCCGGTTAAACCATTCCAAGCAACTACTCGACCATCTTGCAGAAAGAGGACGCCACGATCAACACCAGTCTGATAAAATCGTTTACTCGTTTGATCCCAAGTAAGAACTGCCATGTCACCCCCTAACCTTTGGTTCCGAGTTGCTTTCTACGCTGAGCATTGAGCTCTCGATTCCGAGCCGCAATTTCAGCACGACTCATCTTCTTCGGCTTTGCCTGCTTGATGTTACAAACACGAATCAACGTGAACAATCGATTAAGATGCCAGTGCTCACACTCAAAAGGAATTGCGAAAGTAATCATCCAATAATAAATTAATTCCGATGTGATCACATCTCTACTTTGAGGAGCTCCTGGTGGTTCACTGAACCAAGTTGCGGTCATCTTGGCATCAAGATACTCATTAATTGCTGTAATATTCTTTTCTGAAAGTTTAACGTATACATCTTCTGGAACATTGGGAGTCAATGTCATAAATTTTATGTAATCAAGAACTTCTTCTGTAGTCTTTTCATCCTTATGCAGAAAAGGCTTTTCATACATTGACTCCCATTTTGACAGTGAGAAAAGAGAATGCTCTAATTTTAAAGTTACATCTCCTTTGGTAACAAATTGTTGCGACTCTTCGTCGAACATTTCGACACCAGGAACAACAATAGTAAGCATTCTCTAATCTCCTCTTAGACTGTCTGTTCCGGTTCAGTCTCAGATTCACTCCCTGACTCAGATTGAGTTTCCACTGACTGCTGAGTCAGGGTCCCGGAGGGAACATCGCCAGCACCTCGTCTGGCGTCGGCAGCTTTGCCGTACCAGATGCGCCATACAAATCATCTTCGAGGGTCTTGAGG